CTAAAGTTCGGCCGCCGTCATCCGCCGCGCAAGTGCCGCCCCGAGCGCGGCAGAGCTTTCCTCGTAGACGAGATCGAATCCCTCGAATTGCGCGCGCAGCAGCGCCTGTCCCGGCGCCGAGGCGGAAAACCGCACGATGCGCTCGAGGTCGCCGGCCGAAAGCGAGCTATAGGCGAGGAACAGATAGCCCTCGATCCAGCTGGTGACATCCGCGCGGATTTCTTCTTCCTGCGAGGCGACATCGGCGAGCATGTCGCTTTCGGTCACCTCATAGGGGAAGGCGCCGCCCGCGGCCATAGCGCGGTAGAAGGCGAGGTTCGCGTTCATCCCGCCAACCACGTTCGGCTCGATCAGCCCGGCAGCCTCGATGATGCGCTGCACGGCGGCGAAGCGATGGTCACCCCGCGCCTGCGCGGTCTCGGCCGCCGCAATCGCGGCATCCTCGGCCTCGGGATCGAGCAGCACCTCGCGCGCCGAGATCTCATGCTCGACCACCCGCTTGCCGGTGTCGGAGGCCAGCCAGTGCTCGATCGCTGCCTGATCGGCCCCCTTCAGCGCATCGGCGAAGGTCTTGTCGTAGCCCGGCCGCAGCCGTGCCGGGGCATGGATCGCCTCGACCTCGGCGACCCAGCCGGGATCGGAGGCCTCGCCAGTCATTTCCTCGGCAAGATCGCGACCATAGGCGACGCCTTCCTTCTGCAAGATGGTGAAGAGCGCATCGGTGTGCAGCAGGTGCGAGATTCGCGCGGGGTCGGCAAAAGCCCCCTGCCCGGCGAGAACAAGCGCAAGGCCGAGGGCCGCGCGGCGCAAGAAGAGGGCGGGGAGGAAGAATCGGAGCATCGTCGCGGGCCTTTCGCGCGGGGAACGAGGCGCAGCATAGTCCGCCCGGCTCCGCTGCCAAGGCCCCGCCGCACTGCCTGCACAGGCGTTTTCGCGGCTTCCGCCTATCGCTGCGAAAAAGATGAAAAAAGCGGTTGCATGCCCCCGCGTGGCAGGCTAAATCCGCCCTCACAAAACGACCACCGACGCGGAGAGGTGCCGGAGCGGTCGAACGGGGCGGTCTCGAAAACCGTTGTGGGTTTGCGCCCACCCAGGGTTCGAATCCCTGTCTCTCCGCCATCCACTCTTTTCAGATCAATAAAATCAAGCCCTTACGGGGCGAATTGTCAAACTTTCGGGGCCGGTTTGACAATGTTCGTTCGCGCTTCGGTCTCTTCCAGAGCGCGCATCCCTTCCGCCGCGAGTCTCTTCCGGTCAGCGGCGGCGGTGTATCTGGCGGCTTCCGCCAGTGCAGCGTGGCCCAGGACGGCCATGATCTCATTCGCGGAACGACCATGTTCCGCCAGCCGTCGCGCCGTCGCCTTGCGAAGCCCGTGCGGGCTCAAGCCCTTGGGCAAGCCCGCTTCCGTCGTCACGTCCCGAAACCAATTCGTGAATCCCGCTGGGCTGAAGGGCTTGCCCTGGGCCGTGGTCAGGAAGGTGAGGTTGTCGCGTGGCGTGGCGTCGATTGCCTCACGCAACGGCTTCAGGACAGGGACGTGGATCGTCGTTCCGGTCTTCTGTTGCGTGATCGACAGAACGCCTTCGCGGACGTGCTGGCGGCCCATGCGGACCACATCGCTCCGCCGCTGCCCCGTGTAGAGCAAGAGCATGAAGGCGAGATGGGCGCGCGTCCCAGGCTTATGCGTCGCCAGGAAGGTAGAGATGTGCTGTTCTTCCCAGGTGGTGAAGCCCGAAGAGCGGACCTTGATCTTGCGGACGCCCTGGGTCGGGTCATCCCGCCGCCAGCCAAGTTCCACCGCATGACGCATCAACAGGTGGATCATCCGCAGAAGGTTGTTCGCGGCGGTGGGAGTCGAAGCCTTCGCGCCGATGATGTTTCGGACGTGCCGGGTCTCCATCTTCGCCACGCGCTTGTCGCCATGCTCCGCACGAAACCGTTCGATGATTCCGCGATAGGTGGTCTTGGTCGAGCTTCGAAGCCCCGCGAAGTCGGCGGTCTGATAGTAGCTCACCACAAGCGCGTCGATTGATCCCGGACGGGTCTTCTTGGCCGCCACCTGGGCAGGTTCGCCTTTCAGGGCGTCTTCATAGGCCGCCATGAATTCCGGGCTCCAGGGCAGCCCAGGAAGCGCCGTGCAGGGAATCCCAGGCTTGCGGAGATACCAGCGCGCCTTTCCGTGTCTGTCTGTGAAGCCCTGACAGTAGGGCGGAGGTCGTCGGAGTTGCTTCATACTTGGTCCCATTCATTGTCTTCGGGACCTTCATCATGCGCGGACGGGGTGTCCCCAGGCAAGGCGTCGAAGGCAGCGTCCAGTTGATACCTGTCCCAAAACACGCGGGCTTTCACGCGCTTGGGGCCAGGCATGAGTCCTTCGCGGACCATGGAATCGAAGAAATTCGGGCTCACACTGACATAGGCCGCCGCCTCTTCACGCGACAGGCCCCGCCGTGCAGGCAGGGGCAGCGCGGTATGACGGGCGGCGGCCATGGTGTCAGAACGCGCCGTTGAGGCGGACGCGGACGCTCGCCGCGCCGTTGCCAGCGGCGGTGACGGCCACGCCGACTTTCGTGTTCCCGCTCGCCGTCGTCGTCACCAGCCCGTCGCTGGACCGCCAGTAGACGGCAGCGCCCAGGGTGATGTCGTCGGCGGCCACCTTGGGCATGTCGAAGACGCCCGCCGTCACCAGGACCAGCGGGTCCCCGGTTTCGGCGTCACCCGCCGCGATGCCGAACAGGCTGCCGATTTTCACGCCGTCCCCGCTGGTGGCAGCGGCGGCGGCGGTCACGGTGATATTCTCACCGGCTTGAACGAAGTTCTTCATGTCAGAGTCCTTTCGAGGTCTGGAATCGGATGGTGTGCGGGGGCTTATGCGCCCCCGCCAGTTGGGCTTCGAGGTCCGCCACATACCGTTCCAGCGCGGCGCGGTTCGCGGGGCGATACTCCACCCGCTCGCCGTTCTGGTCGGTAACAGCGACGGCTTGCGTCCCCGTCAGAAGCTGGTGAAGCGCCTCTTGCGCCTCTTCCAGCCGTTCAGAGGTCGTCAACACGGCCACGGTCAGCTTCCTTCGTGGAGATACGCGCCGCGCCAGTCGAGCCAGCCCGCGCCGAAGTCTAGGAAGGCCCGGAATTTCATGCCCAGGGTGTCCCAGGCTTCCGTCCGCTGAATCTGGACGCCCTGGGCGGACGACAGATAGGCGTATTGCATGGCCGCCAGCCGCGCCGGATCGGCGAAGATGTAGACCGCATCCCCTTCCAGGCGGGGTTCCACCAGAAGCGTCATCTTCGAAGCGGCCACGTTCACTTCGTCCGATTTCGTCGGGTAGGTTTCCGCCAGGATTTGTTCGGCCAGGGTCTCGATTTCCGGCCCGACGATCATGAAGCGCGGGGCCGCGCCGACGATGGTCTTGCCGTCCATGCCCTTGACCGTCCGCATGGCTTGCCGCGCGTCCGTGAACACGTCCACGCCCGCCGAACCGATGGCCCCGGCGGAACCGCCGCCAGCATTGCCCAGGTTGCCACGGGTGGCGTCGAAGACCGGAGTCCCGTCGCTGAGGTTCGGATTGCCGGTCAGCAGCGTGACCAGGATGTCCGCTTCGGTCTGGGCCGCCGCTTCGCCCAGGGCCGCCGTCATGTCGCCCAGAAGGCCCAGATCGTCGTCGATCATCAGCTTCCGGGAAACCGTGACGCCCCGCGCGAAGGTCTTCAGGCGCATGGTCTCGCCGCTTTCGGCGCGGCTGGTGTGGGTGATCTCACCGGACTCGGCGAGTTCTTCCAGGCGGCCCATTTCGCCCAGGCGGATGGACGTGGAGTCCTTGAAGTTGGGAAGCGTGCGCTGGCGGCAAAGCGTCTTGAGCGGGGACTCGGCAGCCTTGTAGGTATCCAGCGCCACCTTGCCCATGGCATTGCTCACGGTCAGGGCGAAGTCGCTGGTGGTGTGCTCACCGGCCCGCGTGAACACTTCGTCCGCCGACATGCCGCGCGTGGACACGCCCGCACGGGTCAGGGAGTCGACGGCCATGTCCCGAAGGCTGAGGTTCAGGAAGGGACGCACGTCTTCGGCAGGTTCCCCGCCGCCGCCCATGCGGAAGGCCAGCGCGTCGGACTGGCGGCGGATGACCGTTGCCGGGTCATCGTTCGCCGGGGCATGGGACCGGATAATCGGGGCCGCGCGGCGGCGTTCCTGCATCGCGTCGAAGATTTCCGCCTTGGCGCGGGTCATGTCCGCGCCCGCGTCGATCAGATCGTCCGCCACCTGGGCGTCCAGGCCAGCGGTGCGGACCAGGGCGCGGATGTCGCGGCGGCGGGTCTGTTCCGCCACATCCGGCGAAACGGTTTCGGTGATGTCATCGGGCATGGGGGACTCCTCTTGTTGCCGCAGACGGGCGGACGGGTCCGCCGGGTTGGAGGTCAAAGTGACTTCGGTGATTTGCCAGCGGGTCGGGTTCTTCACCCGCCCCGCTTGGGTTTGTTTCTCGGTCCATCCCGCAACGCGGTAGCCAATGCTGACTCCGCTCACGGTCCCGTCCGCGATCCGCTGCACCACGGGGGCAGCATCTTCGGCGGCGGTGAGTTCCAGAACGGCGGTCACAGACCCACCTTCCAGAGCGATGGACCGAACCCGCCCCAGGGCGTCACGCACCGATGCGGTTCGGTGACTGTCCAGAACGGGCAAGCCTTCGGCGGTGGACAGGTCCAGCGTGTCCGCCGTCAGGACTTCCAGGTAAGGCCCCCGCGCGTCTCGGCGGCGCACGGGAGTCGGGGACGCGATGACCGCCGAAACGGTTCGCGTGTCGGGGTCGAAAGAATTCGGGCGGGTCTGAGCCCCCCGTGTCAGGGTGTCAGTCGTCATTGCGGGACTCCGGTTTGTCGGGGGACCCGAAGGTCAGACCAAGGTCGCTTTCCCGGGCGCGGTCGGCGGCGATCTCTTCGTCCAGATCGTCGGCGTTCCAGCCCATTTCATTGATGGCCTTCGTTCGGCTGGTCAGCCCCAGGGCCAGCGCCTCTTTGACGGCGGCAAGGTCTTTCTGAGGGTCCACCTGCATCGGGCGGGGCATGATCCATTCCGCCGCCAGTTCGGGGGTCAGGTCGAGACGCCCAGACAAGACTTCAGAGACGATCCAACGCCGCCAGACAGGCCGCAGGAATTGCGGGACAAGGGTCCCGTATTGCGTTTGCTCCACCCGCGCCCGGAAGGGCAAAAGCCCCGCCCGAAGGGACGAATAGTTGGCGTTCGTCAGGTCCCCCGACAAAAGGTGTTCGGGCAGCCCCAGGGCGGCGGCGAGCGCCTGAAGGTTCATCCGCAGGAAGGCGGGCGAGTCCTTGGCCGCGTCAGGGGCAGAGAATTTCACGTCGATCCCGGCGGGCAGGACCTTCAGCGTCCCAGGTTCCAGACCCGTGTCGAGAATGCCGCCCGTCTGGTCCCCGTCGAAGGGCAGCCCACCCGTGGCGTTCAGATCGGTCAGGAAGCCCGCGAACATGGCGCTGGTCTTCGCCCCCACCAGAAGCGCGTCCATAAGCTGGTCCAGTTCGGAAGCGGACAGGACCGCCGGGGCCAGCCAGGACAAGCCGCGAACCTGCCCCGCGCCCAGGGGACGCATGACATGCAGCACGTCCGCCGCGTCGAAGCGGATCGACGGCGCGTAATCGGTGAAGGTGGAATGCGGACGGTGGGGCAAGAGCCAATAGGCCACACGGCGGCCCTGGGCGTCGAATTCCACGCCGCTGACGATCATCCGCCCACCACCAAGTTCCGCCGTCTTGGCTTCGTCCAGTTGTTCGGGCGCGACGGTTTGAAGCCTCAACCCGTCCCCGTCGTCGTGAATGATGACCAGGGCTTCGCCGTCCACGATCAGGTGACGGGCGATGTCCCGTTGCAGCCCCCAGAAGTCCGTCCGCCCCGCCGCGTCGGCGTCGTCCGCCCAGGTCTCGAAAGCACGGCTTGCGGCGCGGCGGGTGTCCGCGTCTTCAGCGCGGGGCGTCGGACGGATACCAGCCCCCACTAGAGCGGCGGACCAGTTGTCCACGCCATTGGAGAGGAAGGGATTGTTGGCGGCGAGATAACGAGCGCGGGACCGCGTGAGCGTCGCTCCCGCCGCCACTTCGGGATTGATCGGCCCGAAGGTGCCGAAGCCGCCGCTCCGACGCCCGCCAGCGGCGGCGTCGATCATGCGACGCGCCGGGGTTTCGGTCGTCCGAAACAGTTTCGGGAGTCGGGGAAGGCGGAAGGCCATGGTCAGTTCATCCCTTCGCGGTCGCCCAGGATGATCGGAAGAATCCGGTCCAGCGACAGAACGGTTTCCGCGTGGGGGATGACGGGTTTGGGGCCGCCGAAGAGGTTCGGCATGAAGCCGTTCTGGACGTTCCAGAGCTTCGCCCCGACACGCTTCTTGCCCGCGTCGTCCAGCGTCACGGCGACATGCAGGGACCAGCCGGTCACGCCCCGCCGATAGTCGAGAATGGCCCAAGCGGCAGGGCTGGGGCCGAAAGCCCGGAAATAGGCATTCACGTTCTCGCCTTTCGGGACACCGTTCGGAAAGTGGTCTTCCACGGCGAAGGACTTCATGGCGAGGGACACCGCCCGCCCGATGCCGTCAGGGCCGTCCACTTCGATGCTGGCGAAGGCCAGGGTGTGAAGGCATTTGGCGATCAGAACGGAGTCGATCTCATAGAGGTAGGGTGCGCGCTTGTCGGCGGCGTCGATCCCGACGGGGCGCAGGAAGTCCCGCGCCGCACATTTCTTGACGAAGGGTTCGAGCGTTTCACGGGCAAGTCCAGGTTCGAGACAGCGCGCCACCACATCCTTGCGGGACAAATGCGACGGCTGGCGGTCAAGCGGCGGGAGATAGTGGATGGTCGGGAATTCTTGATCGGTCACGGTAGGTCCTCCGGCTATATACCGGACCTTCATACACCGATTCGGGGCGCTTGGGAATTGAACAGGCAGTTTAACAACTGGTAGTTCAATGGTTTAGACTGCCAGTTGACACCTTTAAACCTATTGTCGGATTGTGCGAATCCGACTATACAGGTGACACGGCGCGTTTGGTCGCGCGTCGTCTCTCCGATGAAGGGGAGTCGGGGGCGGTTTGCGAGTGCCGCCCCCGACGCATTAGGAATGCAGAACAGAAGCGACATTCAGAGGGCGAAAGCCCGCGTTTACTACAAGGCCCGCCGTCGCGGGCTGTTCTTCCGGTCCTGCCCCAATCCCGAAAATGGGGTGCCCAGATACCGCGTCGTCACTGAAGACGGCGGCCTAGTATGGTGGGCAGATCACATCGGAGACGCGGAAGCCTATCTGGACAAGGCCCCGCCCAGGGGGTGGGTGGACTAGAAAATGGGCCGCAGGGGACCCGGCTTCCCGTGGTTCTTCAGGTCTTCAGCCTTGTGGATCACAATTTTTCCACCGGCACCGGGAATCTGGCAATGGACTCCCTTTTCGTCGATCTTCACCACAACAAGCGCCCGCCGTTCATCGGCAAAGGTCACTTGATCCCCGACTTCAATTTGCTTCGCCATGGTCATTCCTTTTCCGAAGTAAAGCCGATGCGGGAACGCCCCTGGGCTTCGTCCAATTCAATGGAAAAGGCTTCGCGGGCGTCTTGGAAGATCGCTTCGCAAATTTCGGTCATGGCGCTTTCCGCATCTTCCCCGAGATGGAATTGCCGTTCCCGGTTCCCGACAGTGAGGCGGACGCCCCCGCCAGAAGGGTGAAACCCCAAGACGGTTCGAACCCAGGTTGCGCCCCTGTCCGACTGGTTTCCGATTTCGGTGCAAACACCCATGCGGATTGGTTCGAGGTAGATCGTGCCCCGCCCATGGCTATCGAAGGCCGCGCCACGGTAAAACGCGCGTGGGTCAAAATCGCCTTCCGGCGGGACCGCATTTGCTGCCGTCTTTGGTCCGCCCAAATAGGCGACATAGGCTTCCACGATTTTCGGCCCAATGGCCTTCACCTTCTTGTAGAAAACCCATGTTTCTTCGCCGTATTTCTTAGTCAGCGCCTGAAGCTCTTCATATCTGGTCTCTGCCATTTCCTGCCCTTTTCTCAAATCAGTTACCGATTCATCCAAGCCGACTTTACCACGGGGGGCGTTCTTGTGGGGGCGGCCTTTGTCGAGACTTCCGCTTCCCGGCGTCCTAGGTCAACACCCACCAGCGGGCGCACGGCGAGCGCGTAGACCATGCAGTCGAGGGATTCCGCCCGCCGTCCCGTGATCCGTTCCCAGACCCGCACGGGCGCGCCCCGCTTGTAGCGGACCAGACGGCGTTCGCTGGCGAGTTCTTCGAAGAAACGATCCTCCAGAGTGTCGCTGAAGCGCACCGTCCGCCCGCGCGACAGGTGGGAAGCCAGCGTGGCCTTCAGCCCGTCCACGCCCAGGATGAAGAGGCGAGACCCGCGCGTCTCGCTGGCCTTGATCGACGGACGCGCCCCAGGTGCCCCCTTGATGGCGACGATCCGGCGGGCGAAGCGCGGACGGCAGAAGGACATAACCGGGTCCATGGTCTCGCCGTCCCCGGCGTCGATTGCCACCGCGTCCAAGCGCAACGTGCCGCCGCCGGGGTGCGGCCACTGGCCCCGAAGGTAGTCGTCCAGTTCCGCCCAGGTGTGATCTTCATGGGGGCTGCCCCAGATGACGTGTTGCGCCAGGACGAAGTAATCGGTCTTCCCGTGTCCCAGGATCACGATTTCCAGACGATCCCGCTGCACGTCCACGCCAGCCGTCAGGACCAGCACGTCCGGGGGCAGCGCGTCCAGGCCGAACCGTTCTCGCCGCGATGCCAGGGCGGCTTCGTCGATCTCTTCCGCCGCCTCTCGCCAGCCTTCGGCCAAGATCGTGTTCACGAAGGTCTGAAGCTGGTCCGGGTGCGCCTTGGCCACGATGAATTCCGCCGCCAGCTTGCCCCAGGAAGCGTTCGCCAGTGTGGACACCAGCGCATTCAGCCGGAAGCCCGCGTGGCCTTCGATCTCGGGGCGCATGGCCCGCCATGCCCCCGCTTCCACCATGCCCGCCTTGTGCTTTTCGTCGATCAGGGACTCGCAATGGGGGCAGCGGAAGGCCGCCGTCTGGGGCTGGTCGGGCAGCCATTCGATATGCCGCCACTGGATTTCGGTCATGGCCCCACAATCCGGGCACGGGACTTCGAAGACCCTCTGGTCGGATTGAGCGTAGGACCGCAGCACGTTCGAGGTGTCCAGCAGAGTCGGGGTGCTGCCCAGGATGATCTTGCGATTTGCGAAGCTGAGGGTCCGCCGTTCGGCCAAGGTGATCGGGCTGCCTTCGGCGGACGGTTCCATGGCGTCGGCTTCGTCGATCAGCAGAATTCGGACGTTGTGGCGGCGCAGGTTCCGGGGGCTCTTGGCCGCGACGATCTTCAGGGACCCGCCGGGGAAGCGGCGGGACAGAAGCGTGGAGCGCCCAGACTCGTCGGCGTCGCCAGAAATGAGTCCGCGCAAAGCCGGGGTCGCGTCGAAGATCGGCTCCAGATCGGAGACGACATAATCGCGGGCGTCGGCTTCCGTCGGCAGAAGGGCGAGGATCGGAGACGGCTCATTGGCGACGTAGGACGCCAGCGCCCCGGTAAGCAACGTCGTGAACCCGACGCGGACGGGCTTCACCAGCGTCACACGCTCCACCAGCGGGTCGCTGATGGCCTGGGCAATGCCGCGCTGATAGGGCCAGAGGGTGACGCGCCCAGGGAGTGCAGAGACGCCTTCAGGAAGCCGCATGTGGGCTTCCATCCAATCCCCCAGGGACAGGCGCGGCGGCGGCTTCAGAGCGGCCAGAGCACGGACGCGGGTGGCGGTCAGGATGTCATTCGTCATGGCTTGCCTCTTCGAGCGCGTCGCGGACTTCGCGGTCGATCATCTGCACGTCATGGGCAGTCAGATGCCCAAGCCGTTGTTGAACGCGGGCGGGAATGGCGAGCATGGCGGCGCGCACGTCCCGAAGGACCGATGCCCAGGCGGATTCGACTTCGGCCACGGGGACCAGCGCCGCGCGGGTCTTGGCATTTGCCAGTTCGATCTTCTCGGCATTGGCGCGGGCCAGCCGCAGCTTTTCCGCGTTCAGGTCCGGGTCCGTGGATTGCCGCCCCCGCTGCCCCGCCCGCAAGTGCTCCACATAGGCGCGGATGGTGGGTTGCAGCTCGAAGCGTCCGTCCGTCCGGGGAATGACGCCTTCGCGGGCCAGCGCATGAATCCGCGCTGTGGACAGGTTCAGCCATTCCGACAGTTCGGCGGCGGTCACGGTCTCGCCAGCGGGGGTTTCAGGACCGCCGCCCAAGACGGCTTCGATGTCGGCGTCATAGGCGTTCATGCGCTTGCCTCATTTCTAGAAATTCCAGAGTTTCCAGAGCGGGCCAGAACGCCCAAGGTGGATTCCCGATTCCAGAAAATCTGGAAAGCGTGAAAAGCCGGGGCTCCGCGCCCCCCGCGACGCGCCAGAACCTGGAAGGACCCGCGCCGCATGTCCCCGGTCTCTGGGATTTCCAGAGTTTCCAGAGTTTCTAGAGCGGCATTCGTCAGCGGATCATGGTGAGCCGTGCCAAGGGAGTGTGAACCCTGTGAACCCTGAGAACCGTTTTTCCCTATGTTACCTCCTGGGCCTCTCTCCCCCCGTGCCCTGTCCCCCTCTCCGCTCTCTAGCAGTCTTTTCGTCTTACTAGGGTTCACACGGTTCACAGGGGAAATAGGGTATAGAAAACAAGGGGGTTGCATGTGACCCCTACGGGTCACGCCACGGTTCACGCAGGGTTCACGCTCCCCGGTTTCGCGGCTCCCCGCTGGTCCAGAGATTTCCAGAGTTTCTAGAAACCGCTGAAACGAAACGCCAATGCGGCACAAGGGGGCATGGCCGCCCCGGCTACGGTTCACACTGTTCATTGCGAAGGTTCCTTCCAGTCGGGGCTTCGCCACACCATTCCGGTGCGGGTGCGGTGCTTTCGCCAGCCCAGATCACGCATGACAATCGCAGCGCGCTTCTGAATCGCCATGCTCTGTTGTCCAGGGCCTATCATCAGAGCGCCTTCCAGCATGTCCGAAAGTCGGACTTCCGTCTTCGGTTCGCCCGCTTCGTCGAAGTCGTCGTCCGTCAGTTCCAGCCACGCCGCGACCTTCTCCGCCCAGCTATCGGACTCGCGGGCCGCCTCTTGCATCGGGCGGGCGTGTTCCGCTTCGAAGTCGGCGTCCAGGTGCCAGGGTTCACCGGCCCGATAGGCGGCCACGGCTTCGGCGAAGAGTTGATCCCGCTCCGAAGCCAGGGCGTCGATGTCGATCAGCTTCCCGACCGTGACGGGCCAGAAGCGCCGTCCGCCCGTCGCGTCCCGAAGAAACTGGTCTTCATTGGTGGTGCCGACGAAGACGCATTGCCGGGGGAAGGACTTGTCGTGTCTGGCATAGGGCAGCCGCACACGATCCACCGCGCCCGACAGGAACGCCTTCAGGTCTTCGGCTTCGCTCTTCCGCGACGGGGCCAGTTCCGCCAGTTCCACCAGCCATTTCCCTTGCAGGTGGCGAATGGCGTCCGTCTTGTCCCCGGAAATGCTGGGCAGCGTGTCGCTGAAGTATTCAGTCCCCGCCAGCACCCGGCAAAGCGTGGACTTCCCGACACCCTGGGGACCGGACAGGACAAGCGTGTGGTCCACCTTGCAGCCGGGGACCATGACCCGCGCCACCATCTGCAACAGGAATTTGCGCCCGACCGCGCGGACGTAGGGGGAGTCGTCTGCCCCGACATGGCGGACCAACCAAGTGTCCAGCCGCGCCGTGCCGTCCCAGGTGAGCCCGTCCAGGTGGTCCCGGATCGGGTGCCAGGACCGCTTCCGCGCGACGACATGCGCCGCGTCCGCCACGATCTCTTTGCCCACGGTATCCAGGCCGCGCCGCTCCAGGGCCATGCGGGCCAGAGAGACAGCCGCGTCATCCAGCGGCCCGTCGCGCCATTCGTCCCGACCCGACATGAGATTGTGAGCGAGTCCCGGAAGGATGAAGTCCAGGTTGCGCCCCAGCCAAAGCGTCGTGTTGGTCAGGTTGATGACGGGTTTGTCCCCCTTCATCTGAGCTACTCCCGATCCCTTGGACAGTTTCCGGGATGATTTAAGCTACTCTCTGCGCCTGCTGGTCGGTTTCGATCTGGTTGAAGTAGACCACGGCGGGCGGCTTTCCGCCATGGGCGGCGTG